ATTATTTTCAAGCGGAAGAACTACGCCGTTGAATACAAAAAATCTTTGTGTTCCCGGCCAGTAGAATATTCCGTCATATTCAACTACGCTATTTGAAGACAGAATGGAGCTATCTCTTGATAATACCTTTCTACTAAAAGAAAGGTCATCAGGATCGCTAGTGGCCTGATTATTGCTACCCGTAGTATTGCTAATAAGAACAACTGAGCCGAGTGTCCAGAAGATTATAGTCGGAGAGTTTGCTCCTCCTCGCCATTCTGCACCATAGATTACTTTATCAGTACTAATATTGATGGAATATTTATCTTCAAAAAACAGAAATGGGCAGGTTATGTTTGTTTTTTTATTTAATTTTTCTTGTGATGCTGAAGACCATCTAACAAGCCCATTGTTGCCGTAATAAAATAATCTGTTTCCAACGTAGAGCATTCCTCCCGTTGCTTCTTTAAAAATAAAATTATCTTCTGTAGGTATTGGTTGTTTAAATTCTTCATTTTGGTTTTTCACTGGATCTGCTTTAAATTTTATTGTCCAGAACTCACCGGTATCTTTCTTTGCTAGAATAGTAGAGATTGCTTCGTTGCTATTGATATCTAGGTAGTTTTTCATACCTAAAGACAATATTAGCTCTGTTTTAACATTATTAATAATGCTTATTACTACCACAAATTGGGTCAAGGTATTGGTAGGATTAGTGAATTTCTTAAAATAAGTTAAGGTTTGACTACCAATATTGTTATAAGTAGCATCTATTACGCTATATTTATGTTGCTGGGTAACAAGAGAAACTCCGACTAAAATGTGTTTATTTCCATCACTATCATAGTATATAAGAACTGCGGTCGGAGTAGAGCTAGGCGGTAGAAGTTCAGGTATAGTCTGTAGATATAGTACATAATTTTTCATTCCACCGATATTCTGAGGTTGACCTCTAAAAAATCTGACCCATTGCCCCCGTATGCAGTAACTTCCTTGAAAAAATGAACCATCACGGAGTATTCCAGGCTTATAGGTAATAGGAAACATCCGTTTTTGCGTAGCCATAAATTACCCTATATCTCTTTTTACGCTGCGATCAATGTAACGATCTTTTGTCAGGTTATTAGCAGCAGTTAAGCTTTCCTGATATAATTTTGTATAGATGGGCATTCTCTGATCATCCTTTAAATAAATAAGAGCCTCTAAAAAGGCGGCATAAAATAGAAGATCAGGGTAGTAGTCCGTTAGTATATTTGTTTGATTCTCATTTGTAATTAAATCGGGTCTCACGTTATATATTAATCGATAAACATTATTTTGAGCAGGAGTTGGGCTTATAAAAATTCTATCATAAGGTTTAGTATTCGGTAGTATGTCATCTGCATAAAATAGCGGTGGATTATCAATAGTAGCAGTGTCGACATTCGGCCAATAATTTGTGCAGAACTCATAGCTTCTTAGAAATAAAATTACATTATTAGTAAATAAGGATTCAGTCGTTCCATAACTTAGAGAGATAGTTTCCTGCCAATCAGCAGGTTTGGAGATAGTAGAATTATTTGCTTGAAACTTCCCGTCAACTGCCTTTTGAAAACCAAGAGTATTTAGCTCCTTCCAGATTTTCTGCTGTCCCATCTCAATAAAATAGGGAATAGAGGCAGCGAATTCAATGCTACCTCCTCTATTGGCATAAGCTATAATCTGAGCAATAAGAGTAGTATAATTCATTTTAATTCGGCGCTTATAGCTTTAATGAGAGTACTATTGCAATCACCGCCTAAATCATAAAGTCCTGCACCTCCTAAGCCATGATTTTTGATGTAGTTGCATTTTTCGGAAATAGTATCGGGATTATCGTAGCTTATAAAAATATTTTGCCCCTGATGATTGCCTACTTGACCGAAAGCATAAAAGTCGATATCAACTAGTTCCCAGTTAATATTTTCGGGTTGATAATTAGAGCCGTAAATCCGATAATTCGGAAAGTATCCAAATGTTTTGTATGTCATGTTTTAACCTTTTGTACAATAAAATCCAATTATAGCCCATGAAGAGCCGGTATAGCATACAGTGATGCAACCATAATCTACGTTAATTATATATTGTTCTTCGCCGTCTATTAACGCTCCGTTACCGTCTATAACGATGTTGTTTTTTGAAGCATTACCGGTTTCGTCTTTTATTATAAAATAATGTCCTTGGTCGTCAGTAGATAATTTATCTAAAATAATTCTTTGTTCTTTTGATGTGGTATTGATTGTTGCTATGTGTTTATCTTTGGATAGTATTTTCAGATCGTTTGTTTCATCATTAAATTTATAATAAGTTAATTGGTTTTTAGCCCCCCACGTGGTTGTACCGTTATTATCTACGGCAGTTAATACCTGATTTTTTTGTGGCATTAATGGAGGGAATATAAACTCGCAATTTGTAAGTTGAGCGGTGCTTTTTTTAATTTTTATAGTTGAAATATTTGATAATCCTCCATCATTATAAGAACTAATCACTATCTCAGGAGAGTTATATATGTTCCCCATATTTGTATTTAGTGTTATACTGTAAGCCTGATCTTCAGATATAGTAAGAATTCCACCCATCATAGGAGTGCCTCTATCAGAAATATCTACTACTCTTGCTGTCAGCTTTATATTGTTTAAATCAATATTCATTCCAGTTGAATTAGAAAAAGTACCTATAAAATTGCTTGTTGCTCCAAAACTAGGACTTCCGTAGATATAAACAACTTTTCCTGTATCTCCTAATTTTTTCCCATCTGATGTTGTCCATACAGCTAAAGAATTTAGCACAGATGTTGTGGGACCAACAACATTGCCGTTTCCACCACTTTTGATTTCAACCCAAGAGCCATCCTGCCTTATGTTAAGATTTTTAGTATCGGTATTGTATATCTCTAATCCGTCTTTGGGATCAAGAAGAGCATCTCTCTCTGCTGTCGTCATTCTTGCATGAAGAAAACCCCCTTCGCTTGAATTAATCTCAAGGAGAGCAGAAGGAGAGGACGAGCCTGCGCCAAGTTCGCCGTTAATAACTGTGCAGATTCTCGCCTCTGCCCCCGTTCCTTGCGTTTGGAAAGTAACGGGTGTTAACCCGTCAACAAGTATCGTTCCCGTATCGGCTACATTCTCATTGCTGCCAAATTGTAAAGCTCCAAGGTTGCTAAGTTGATATAATGGAGTGGAATCAATACCTTCTTTTTTTGTTCGAGTTTTTTTAACTTCACTTATTTTAACCCCCGAATCCTTTACTGTTCTATCATTATTGGCATAGGCTACTAAATAATCTAACGTGCCATTCTCTGCAGAAGTAACTACGTTTTCTATAGGAGCGCTCCCTCCGACATTTACCCATTTCTCCTCTTGGTATGCCTGCACACTTTTGTCATTGCTGTTATAGACCATAGTCCCGTCCTTGATCGGCTTAGCGGGGTCATCGGTATTAATTAAAGCATCTCTTTCCTCTGTAGTTACAATCGGAGGATTAAAGCAGCTGTATTTATCCTTATAATTAATCTGCAAGCCGCTTAACTGGGTTATAGGCTTACTTGTTCCTTTATCTATCGGCATATGTTTCTCATCGATTTATTCTTAGTCAGCTATAACAGTAACAGTTCCCCACTTACCTTCGTCAAAAGTTCTAATAGTCTTGTCTCCACCTATTCCATCTGTAACGTCAAAATAAGTAAATCCATTTACTTCATTTTCTGATTTTTCTACATCATCTTTCTTGCCTGTTGGAAATACGAAAGGTATTCCGCCATTCAGTCCTACTCCGGTAGCAGTGGTAGCGATTGCATATAAATTCTGCCATGCACCTTTAATAAAAATCTGAATACAGGCTCTATCGATATTATAAATCATAGTACCCGGTTTAACCTTAACCCGCTTGCCATCTACTTCATAAGCAGTAACATTTGCTATCTCATCTTTTTGTTTATCAGTAAGACAGGGAAGAGCAAAAGTAGCGTTAGGGTTGTTAGTCCCGGTATTTTGATCACTGGTAATAGTAAGACCGCTAAACTGGGTTATATTATCTAAATCTGCCATATATATTTCCTTTTTATTTTTATTATATCACAGAGTGCCTGTAGCTCTTAAAAATCGTAGAAATTTAGTTAGTTCAAGAAATTACATGCCTCAATAAATCGTTGTATCTTTAGAGCGTCATGTTCGTATTGGATATTTGCCTCTGATTGTAAATAGGCTATAGCTTCTGGTGTTGGATTATCGAGTTTACTTAATTCCTGATCTGCAAGAAAACGTTGGAATCTGTAATAATATAAATTATTTTCAGCTCCCTTATATAAAGACAAAATTTGAAACTTAAGCTCCACGGCTTCTGTTGCTCCTTCCAAAGTCAAGTTCATACTATTAGCTAGTAATCCAAGTCCATTTTGAGGGGCAACCTTTAAGTTATCCGATGTTGTTGTAATTTCAATATCGGGATTGGAATAACCTGTGCCGACCGATAAAATACAAATCTTTACTTTTTGCGGGAATAAAATATTAGAAAACGTATATCCAAGGTCGGTAGGATTATTTTGGTATAATCCCCCATCAATAAAGAAAGTATCAGGGTCAGCTCCTTTAATTATAGTTGGACGAAAGTATACGGGGGCAGAGGCAGTTGCAACGGCAACATCAACGCATGTGTATTCTTGACCTAGTGTGAAATTTTTAATCGGGACGTTGGAAAATTGGTAATACTGGCTACTTGTAATATCACCATAAGGAAAATTAACATTATCAGTACTGGGGCCTGTTCCGCCTTGAAATCCTACGGCAGTAACCAAAGTGTTGGTTTTTAATTGGAACATTTTGGTAGTACCTAAAACTGTATTTAAAGCATTCCTTAGGGGTTCTTGATTGTAAATATAAGGTTCTACTCCTGGAACTGCCAGTACAGTCCCTAAAGTAGCTGATCCTGCAGGCCCAAGGGGTTGCAACGGATTAACTCCTTTTCTAATAGTAAAAATGCTTTCTGCATTGATCGTTAATAAATTAATAATCTTAGTAGGAGATAAAGCGTTTGAATACGCTATAGATTGAACACCGCCGATACTCGTTCCGCAAATAATATCAAAATACTTCCATAATTCATTCCCGTTAATTTTGGCATCATTACAAAATCTTTCTAGAAACGTAGCAGAGAACAATCCTCTAATACCGCCTCCGTCTAAAGATAAAATACGTACTATACGCATACTTTTTACTAAATATGGAAGAAAATAATAGCAGTTACTATTTAAGTAACTGCTATTTATCGTAGCTATAAAAATTAATACTCTATGATAATAATTCCAGCAGCTCCAGCACCCCCGATACCAGTAGCACTTTTATATGCTCCACTACCGCCGCAGCCGCTATTAGCACTTGCTGCAATACCGTTACCTAAAACAATTACCGCTTTACCGCCACCATTGAAGAAAGAGTTAGCCCCTGCTCCAGAACCTACTGTAGATGATGTAGAAACGTTGGCACCGTTTTGACCCGGAATATTGATGCTTCCACCTGTAGCAGTACCACCAGCACCACCTGCTACTATAGTACTAGTTGTAGCTACAGCTCCATTACCGCCTGGGTTACCTCGCATTAAAATTGAATTGGTAATTAATGTAGATGATTGACCGGCTAATCCAACTGAATAGGTAGATGAAGAACTAAGGTCGGTTACATATCTAATAGCAGTACCACCAGCACCACCACCACTACCAATAGAATTAGTAGTAATAGTATTTCCTCCATAACCACCACCACCTATTACAGTAACTTTACCAGCTGTTACGCCTACTGGAAGATACGCAGATAAATCTCCACTTCCTGAAGTTAGTACGATCATTCCATGAGAGGTGCTATTTCCACTAGTAACGGCTGTTGCTCTACCATAATCATCGAAAGTTATGAGAGAAGGGCTTGAATAAGTGCCGGCCGTAATACCTGTTATTGGAAGATCAATATTAACGTTCATAGGATCAGAGGAATCTACTGCAATAGTACCAGCGTGGCTATGTACTGATGCTATAATAGATTGCCATGATAAATTACCTAAATTGTCTCCAACGAATGTTTGTCCTTCAAGCGGTAACTCAGTTGGAAAAGATAAGCTACTGCCAAAAGATATATTACATTGATCAGTTAAATTTGGATTAGCATTAATCTCGAGTACCCCCTGATTAGGTGAGGCTATTCTTAATTTTCCAGATTTATCAATGTTAATATTACCAGTGGATTTAAATTCTGAAGCAGTAACACTACCTATTGTAGTTATGTTACCATCGTCATCAACCTGAGTACCGGCATTATCAACCAAATTACTTCCGTCTGTTTTGCCCCACGTAGCTAGTGCATATTCGGTTGTCGTAGCAGGAGTGGAAGAAGAAACTGCACTGACCCTACCTGTAGCGTCAACAGTAATGTTGGACATATTGTAAGAGCCTGCAGTAACACCTGTATCGGCTAAACTTACAACTGGGTGCGTTGGGTCATCAGAGTTAACGTTTATTTGACCTTCTGTACCAACAACCGAGTCTACAATTCCAATATCTCCAGAAGTAGCAGAGACAATCCTACCTTGAGCGTCTACAGTGATGTTTGCAGCAATGTATTCTCCTGCTACAACAGCTGTATCAGCTAGACTTACAACTGGGTGCGTTGGGTCATCAGAGTTAACGTTTATTTGACCTTCTGTACCAACAACCGAGTCTACAATTCCAATATCTCCAGAAGTAGCAGAGACAATCCTACCTTGAGCATCTACAGTGATGTTTGCAGCAATGTATTCTCCTGCTACAACAGCTGTATCAGCTAGTTCAATCTTACCTGCTCCAGTAATTGGACCTCCTGTTAAACCTATTCCTGTATCTACGTTAGTAACAGTACCGGAACTACCGCTATTACTTATGGCAAGCCAAGAACCAGCGACATGAGTAAGTAATTGACGAGTATCTGTGTTATATACAATCATACCATCTTCGACGCTAGTCAAAGCATGTATTTCAGCTGTAGTCATTTCAGGAGCTTGTAATGGAGCTCCACTACTTAAATTTCTTATTCTAGACATAATTTCCCACATATCTTTATTATTGTTTAATTAAAAAGAAGTAAGCGTTTAAAACGCTGTAATTTAAAAACGTAAATATTTGATTTTAAAAAGATAAGCTAATACAAGCTTCGGTGACCTTTTAACGTCTAGTTATGACGAGAACCTTTTATAGTCTAGTTATGACTTCCACTTAATTATATTATAACAAACAAATTATTCATTTTGCAAATCGTACTCAAAAAGCAATCTTAAACAATGCATGTAAGAGTTACGACATAATCTACGGTAACTAACTTTCCACCTTCACAGGTTACTACATTAGGTAGGGTAAAGATTAATTCTCCACTAACCGGGAGTGGAGGCGCAAAATCCGCTACCAGCACTCCACTTCCTTCAACAGGAACAGGAACTCCAGGAATAGTTCCTGGGGAATCTACCGAAATAATCCCGGCTGCTTTTAAACTTATATTTCCTGCACCTGTAATATTAACAGTTGAGCTATTAATATTGACATCAGTGCCGTTAATATCTAAGACCTCTGCTGCTAAATTAAGTGTCGGGGATTTTAGATTAATATCGGCTTCACTAGTAAGATTGATTATAGTACTACCAGCTATATTTACTGTTGCCGAGTTGCAGGTAAAGGATATAGCAGGTTTCATTGATATTGTAAGAGTTGTTACTCCGAGTTTAGTCGGATCGCCTATTTGAATTTTAGGGGCGTTAATATCCATTAATGAACCTGCATATATTCCGACTGCTCCAACCTTTAAAGCCCCTTCTACATAATTAATCGATAGTGCAGGGGCATTAATGCTAACTGCCGGCGAAACAAGACTAAAGAGTGTAGCAATATCATGAGATTCAAAACCCGATACCACATCAAATGTTGCAAGTGCAAAGCTTGTAGCTACTCCTGCAATTAAAAAATCCGTCGTATGAAAAGTAGCAGATGCCAAAGAACTAGTGCTGCCTACTGTTAAATCATGTGATATAAACAAGTCTTTGGTAGTAATCTTCTCCTTGTTATAGATATTATCGGAGTAAATAGTAGTAATATAAGCAGTATCGATTGTAGCGATTTTAGCTTCAAGCGTTACAGTAACAATATCCGTAGCATCGATATTAGTAACATAGAGCATGTTAATATCAATCATGCCGCCTTTTAAATAAGAAGCAAGCACACTTTCAAAGCTAGCGTTTCCTGCGTATATATATTCTATAGGACTTAAGCCCTCGCCTCTATTAGCAAGCTCTATAAAAGCTGCTTTTTCTCTATCAAACCCCGGATTAAAATTATTAGCCATTACTTTAGAACTTAATTTGGTGCAACGATTCTAAACGCTCTCTCTCGTTCATATTACTAACACTCTGACCGGCAAAATCAGGTAAAACAGGAGGTATATCATCACTTGTAAAGTTGATATTTTCTAAAATAACAGGAGAACTATTACCACTAGCTTCAGGGCCTTGCGGTGTTTCAATACCAAATGGGCGAGGATTTTGTACGGCTTTCGGGTCACCTTTTATTTGTGGTGGTCTATTCTGCTCGTTTGGTTCATCTACAAAAGGTCGTCCGACTATTGCCCCCGTCCAGACTAACTTATTACCCCGCCATTCATATTGCTTGACTAGATCAGACCTGCTAAAAGGAAACCCTGAATAATCGCAAGTTCCAATAGGTTCAATTACGTCCTTTCTAACGTAATCTCCCATTTGTGTATTTACAGGGATAACTTTTAAGCTAGTCACTATATACCTCCAGCTTAAGAGGTACTTCCGTCGTATTATTAATTACTGCCGGACTCAGCGTTTCCTGATATCTCATTTTTAAACCTTCTTCTTTTTCAGGGGCATATTGTGCTGCTAGCATGCTAGCAAGCCCATATATTAGAGGAGTATAAAAATATGCCGGAATATCTATGCCTTGCGTATAATTCTCTAGCGTTTCTATACTGCTTTGGCCGCTATACATTATTAAATTATACATTGGAGCAGCAGTCTGCCATATATACAGGGATGGAGTCCGCTGGTAATCAACATAGTAAATGGTAGGTCTGCCGATTTGCGATTTATTTGGATACGATAGATATTCATATCTGGATACCTCGCTCATGGTAGTATCTTGTATCCCATTGTTAAAATATACTTCCGAGATATCAAGAGTAGCTCCTCCTGTTTCCTGTATCTGATAATAGGGACACAAAGCTAAATTATCTTCCAGTAAAAACCACTGCGTAATACCTTTTTTATATAAGGTTTTAGGAATAGTCTTAGCATAATAAATTGTCTGATAATCTGCGCTTTGACCGGAAAATGTTAAGCTATACTCCCTATCTACATTTGATTGTACACCTAGAATTTTGATCACTTTGGGAGTAGAATAAGCATAACCTATTAATCCATCTACTTGGGTTTCTGTGCAGGCAGTATTAGGATTACCATCAAAAGCATAAGCCGCTACTCCTCCATAGCTTCCGTTATTAGGCACTCCACCAAAATTCTGTCTTACATTACTTCTTAGAAATACTTGAAATACTTTAGTAATGTTGCTCGGCAAAGGGTAGGATGCTTGCCCCGGAGTTAAGAAAACAGGATTTAGTTTTAATGTCCATAAGTTAACATTGGAGTTAGTCCAATCGCTTAAGATAAAATTGATAATATTAAGTGCTGAATTATATTGCTCGGCAGTTACCATGCTAAGAGGCATGCCGATTAACTCATAAGCCTTTCTGATAATCAGCTCTCCTTTTATGTTACTAAAGCTATAACTTCCACTAGTTGCCGGCATTTTATCTTCCTCTTTAACTTACAATTGTAGGAATTGAGCTTTTAGAGATGAATTAGTATCGTTTTTAGTAATTTTAATTAGTAAGTTCTGGGCTAAATTATTACTATTAATTAATACTGCTTGATCTGAAGGTTCCTTAAAAGAAATAAAGCTGCCGTTAGCATCACTTGTTAAATCATCATATTTGCCTAAGCCTAGATTATTTTTTAAGGATAGAAATATCTGATAACTAGGAGGATTAGTTTTGTTTGGTATTATATTTAGAGCATAATTTATAAATGCTACGTTTTGCTTAACAGTATTTAATAGGATCATTGGGAAATATCCAACAGAAGCAACACCGACTTGAATAGTAGAAACGCTAGTGGTGTTTGGAATTATTTGCGCCACAGTATCAAAGCAATTTTTACTTGTAACTGTTGCATTTGCAGTTGGACCTTTTAAGGTTTCGCTAATAAAAACCCCATTCTGATAACCGGTAATAAGAAAATTAATAGCAGAAAGATCGGAAGCTGAATTAAGCGTAATGTATGGAACAATACCAAAATCATCAACAAAGTTAACTGTTCTTGTGGTTTTGTTAACATAAGAACCATTTAACAGCAGCGGAATATTTTCAGTTAGTTTTTGGAAGAGTGATATTCCGTTTGCTGTGGTAGCCGGCCAATTATATTCATAAAATTGAGACATGATTATTCTTCCTTTTTATCCATTCTTTGCAAGACTTCTCTATAACCGTCAATCTTTCCTTTAGATAAAATCAACAAGTGAGTCAGCTTTTTATTTTCTTCTTTATAAAGATTTATTTTTTCTAAAATACCTGCTTGAAGCAGAACAAGCTTTTGATGTTCTTTTTCTGCTTCCTCAAGTAATCCTTGTAGTTCTTTGTTCATAAACTTAAGCCGTTGAACCTGTTGCGCCAATTACACCAAGAGGAGTAAACATACCGAAAGAATAACGACCTGATGCAAGAACTGACATGGTTTCAGTTACGGGATCAGTTGTTACATTTACTTTAAGCGGACGTCTTACGAAATGCTTACGACTTCCCTTAACATTAGTTAATCCAAACCAGTTGCTAGGATTTGTTAAGAAATGGCTTACTTCATAACCTTGCGGAATAGCCTTCATGTTGTAAATTGCATTTACATCGTTATTAGCCGTTCCTGTTCTAAATACGGATTCAAGTAACCTGCAACCTGAGAACATCAACTCTTGTGGAAGTAGCAATCTCTCAATTTGAGCATTAATTAGTAGTCCTGCCTGATCTTTCATTTTACCAGCAAGTATTACTGCCTGTTCAACGCCAACTTCGCTAAAATCAACATTAACATTAGCTCCGTTATATGCTCCGACTCGGTTAGAATAAACCCCGCCGTCGTAAGGTTGAGAAAAAGAGCAAAGAGGTTGTCCGTTAGCTTGGGTCGCAGCTACGTTAAATGCCTGGTTAAAAGGGTTCATCGCTACTACTTCTCTAGTTTGTTCATAAGAAGTAGTAAGTGATTTAGTCCCATTAAAGAACTGATCGGCATAAAGATCATCTTCCATAGCAATATTGGTAATCTGAAAACCGAGAGCAAATTCCCGGTGGACAAATTCATAAGTAAACCGCTCTGCCATGGTATCCATTTTAATAGGAGCACCTTGCGTTTTCTCAAGAGCATAGCCAGTGCCTCTAATATCAACCATCCTTTCGGTATGTTTAACAGAATTAGCCTGTTCATAGATTTTGGTATATTCCCCCTTAAACCGATCATACTGAGACTTTACCTCATAAAGACCCGGCCAAAGCAGACTTGGAATATCACCGGTTGTTATAATAGACATAATTATTTACCTTTATTATTTGCTTTTACTTTTTTTTACGTTTATCGGCTTTACTTTAACCGATGATTTCTTCTTCTCTTTCGGTAGATATAATCCCTCCTTTAAAAGAGACGGCATATTGCCGCTTGTGATTATGGACATAATCTTATACTCCTATGACAGATCAGGACCAATTACACCGCTTGAGCCGTAAACATGCTTATTAAACTTAACTAGCAAGTTAATAAACGGCATATCCACTCCCGGGACTAATCCTTTTGGATTTGCGTTACCTGTAATGACCGGATCAATGCCGATTATTTTTACATCCAAAGTAGCGGCATTTGCGATTGTTGAACCATCGAGATAGTAAGCAGAGCCATATATGTTACTGCCACTTCGTGGATTCTCACTTGAGGTGTTATTGGTAATCTTTTTGCCCGCTATATTTAGATTGGCATTTAAGCCGTTTTGAGTATTTAAATATATGGTCTTAGCAACGTCTCCAGCCTTTGATACCGATACTTGAACTCTAAATACCGCCATTGGATCATCATTAACAAAGGCCGTGATTTTTGTATCTTTTTTAACTTGTCTGCTTGCCGGCCAGTAATCAGAGTTAACTTGATAACCGGTTTGAGCATCGATAAATTGACAACCCATAAATACACCGATAAAAGCCGCCGCGTCTTGAGCAGCAACTGCCGACTCCGTATCATCTGCGGTAATAGATACTTTTTGCGGTACTATAGTTCCTGCTTGTACTTTATAATCCACAGTGCCGCTATTTGGCGTACCCTTATCCACCCATTTTACGGGATCACCTTTAAATATACTTTGAGCCTGCGTGGTTAAACCATCAGGGGATGCATAAATAAAGTATTGACCTAGTTTTTGTGTTCCGCCGTTTCCTATTTGAGACTGAACCACTTCCAAACCATAAGGTCTATTAATGCCGTTAGACATAATTTCCTCGTTGTTTTAATTGTTAAAAAACGTAAATATTTTAAATTTTAAAAAGATAAGCTAATACAAGCTTCGGTGACCTTTTAACGTCTAGTTATGACAGAAACCTTTTATAGTCTAGTTATGACTTTTTATATCTGTTAACTCTATTATAGCAAAAGAATTACAATGATTGCAAATCGCACTACTAATTTCTAATTGTTTAGATATCTTCAAGCCCTTGAGCGAGTATTGCTTCAAGCTCTTCTTGTTCTATCCTGTCCATTATTTTTTGCCATTTCTCACAGTCAATAATGAATACACCGGTTTGATTTGCCCGTAATTGCGTTTTGATTGTCTCATTACCAAGTGCCAATCGAACTAATCTAATGAAAAGAAATTTCTTATTTTCCATTAAGAGAGCATTTAGTTTG